CCCGCGAGACGCCGCCGCGTAGCCCCGTCGTCGACGTCAAAGAGCACGAGGCCCGTGCGTATCGCAAGGGCGACGGCCTCGCGGCGATTGTCGCCGCGCGGTTGTCGCACGATGCCCACTTGCAACATGTGGCGGTGCGGGACGCTGAGCGCGTGTATGGGTCGGGCTCGCCCCAAGTGCGCGCCCTCCAGCAGTCCACGTTCACGGCCGGCGGGGCCCTCATTCCCGAGAATTTCGTCGGGGCGGAGTTCATCGAAGCCTTGCGCGCCGAGTCGGCGTTTCGGCGGGCCGGTCCGCGCATGGTGACGCTGACGAATGGCTCGTTCACCACGCCGCGCCTGACGGGGGCTACGTCGGTCACCTATCTGGCGTCCGAAGGGGACAACCTGGCGACGTCCGAGCCGACATTCGGGTCGCTCGTGTTGACGGAGAAGAAAGTCGGCGTGATCGTGCCGTTCAGCAACGATCTTCGGCGGAATGCGTCGCTCGATGCGATCCGGGTCGTCACCGAAGACCTCGTGCGGACGGTGGCGATCGACGAAGACACGCAGTGCTTCAACGGCAGCGGGCTCGTCGGGTTGCCGAAAGGGATCTACAACTGGATCCCGGCGGCGAACAGAGCGAACCAGACCGGGACGACGCTGGCGAACGTCCGGACCGATGTCCGCAAGATGAAGAACGGGCTCGACAACGCGAACGTCCCGTATACGCGGCGCACGTTCTTCATGCACTCCCGCTCGATGAACTATCTCGGGTGGGATCTGGTCGATGGGAACAGCAATTTCGCGTTCCCGTCGTTGCAGAACGCGGCCGGGGCGACGCTCGGCGGCGATCCGGTCTACCGGGACAACGTGCTGTCGATCACGGGCGGCGGCGGCGCGAACGAATCGCAGATCTTCTATGTCGAGATGGCCGAGTGCTACCTGGCCGAGGCGATGGACATGGAAATCCAAATCTTCGAGAACGCGGCGTACAGCCAGTCTGGCACCGTCCGCGCGGGCGTCAGCCGTGACGAGTCGGTGATTCGCTTGATCCGGAAATGGGATTTCGGGATGCGCCACACGTCCTCGGCGTTCGTCATCGAAGCGGTCACCCTCGGCGCGTAAACACTGACGGAGACGCGGGGCCCGTGACCATTGCCGGACCCCGCAAGGAGACACGACGATGAGTGTGACTGAACAGACGAATATCGGATCCCGGATCAAGATCGTGATGGCGACCACGAGCCTGTCGCTCGCGCAGACGTCGGCGACGGCCGTCACCACGCAGGACGGGCTGACGGTGGATCGGAATGAGTCCGGGCGCCGGCGCTATTACTCCTGCAAGGCGGCGCTAACCGCCAGTTTCGTGGCGGCGTCCTCGCAGCGGACGGCGACCATCGCGGTCAACGTGCAGCATTCGTCCGACGGGACGAGCTGGGATACCCACACCACGGGTGTGGTCGGCACGTTCGGATCCACGAACGGGACCACGCACTACCAGTCGGTCGAGACGTCGGTCAACCTGAACGGCGCACGGCGCTACATTCGCGTGCAGTTGCCGGCGCCGACCTATAGCGATTGCTCGAGCGGGCAGGGGGTGTTCACCGGGAACGCGGTGATCGTCTTCGGCGGCGCGGACGAACTGCCGGCGCAGTAATGCCGACGATCCAGCTCGTGCAGGTCGTGGCGGATGATCCCGTCGGCGCGGTCCTCACCGTCTCAGAGGATCGCGCCCGACGTCTCGTCCGCACGGGCTATGCGGTGCGCGTTGCCGACCGCAAGCCGACCAAGCGCCCGGCGACAGAGGGAGAGGGGCATGGCCGCGCAATCGCTGATTCTCGCGTGTAGTTCCACGCCGCAAGCGGTGGCGGGGACGTTTGCCAACCCCAGCGTCCACGGCGTGATTCGGATCCGGCTCAAAAGCCTCGCGGGGACGGCGTACCTCGGCGATTCCGGGGTGACGACGGCGGGGTACAGCCTGACCTCGGCAGATGCCGCGATTCAGGAAGTCTTGATGGCGGGCGAAAGTTTGTGGGCGGCGTCCAGTTCGGGCGCGACGGTGAGTCTCGCGATTTTGCGGACCAACGAAACGTCGTAGAGAGAGGAGTTCGGCGCATGAGTTCCGAGAGAACCCCGGCACAGCCCCCAGAGGGCGGGCGCAAGATCGCGATCGTCGGCTTTGCGGAAAGTTGGAAGCTCGCGCCGTTCGGGGATCCGACGGTGGATATTTTCGGCCTGAACGAACTGCATAAGTATGTGCCCCGGTGGACGTACTGGATCGATATTCACGATGGCGAGACGCTTGGGGCGACGAAACGGGATCTCACCGATGGGGATCAGAAACGGCATCTGGAATGGTTAGCGCAGGACCACGGCAAACCGATCTTCATGCAGCCGCAGCTCTGCACGCCGCGGTTTCCGAGTGCCGTCCCGTTTCCGCTCGACACGCTGACGCCGCTCTGTCCAGATGGGATGCCCTATTTCACATCGTCGATCGGGATGATGATCGCGTGGGCGATTCAGCAAGACTACGCCTGGATCGGGTTGTACGGGATCGACCTCGCGTCCGACGAGGAATATCGCTTTCAGCGGGCCAACGCGGAGTATTACGTCGGGCTCGCGCGCGGGATGGGCAAGACTGTTGTGATCGCGCCCGGCTCCGCGATTGGCAAGGCCGGCCACGTCTACGGCTTCGAGAAGCCATTGGCCGACAGTCCGATCCTGGCCCCGGTCAAGACGCATCTCGCGGGGTTGAAGAAGAAACACGAGGAGACGCTCGCGCTGGCGAACACCTTGGATGGCGCGATGCAGGAATGCGAAAACTTCCTGAAGTTGCATGAGTACAAAGAACGCGGCGTTCAGCTCACGCAGTACTGACGATGCACGCGCATACGGTCGCCGCGGCGGAGTGGTGGGCGCGCCCGCGGGGCGCGTCCTCGGCGAACTGGATCGCGAACTATCAGCGCAGTCTCCAGGCCCGGCATCGGACGCAGATCGCGGCGATCATCGAGACGCTGCGGCCGACCACGATCTTAGAAGTGGGGGCGCATTGTGGGCCGAACCTCGTGCGGCTGGCGCAGCAGTATCCGTGGATCGAACAGTTGAGCGGGATCGACGTGAATACCGAGGCGATCGCGGCCGGGCAGCAGTGGGTGACTCAATTAGGGCTCAGCGAACGGATCGAGTTGACGCATGGGCGCGTGCCGGGGCTGACCGAAGGACTCTCGACGGGCTGTGTCGATCTGGTGCTGAGCTGTTACGCGCTGGCGTACATCGCGCCACCGGATCTGGACGCGACATTGTGGGAGATGGGCCGGCTGGCGCGGCGGGCGGTGCTCCTGGCCGAGCCGTACGTGACGACGGGCACGGCACAGTGGAATGGAGCGATGACGGGGTATCGGGAGTGGGCACACGATTACCGCGCGGCCGCCCCGTGGCTCAGCACGTGGCGGGACCTGACGATTCGGATCGACCCGGTCGAGCCGCCCGTCGATCGGTTGAACGGGATCCTGGTCGCCGTGCGGGACCCCGCGTGTTCGCGGTCAGAGACCGCTACGCCGTGATGGCGTGGAGTGGGCGCGGCCGGGGCCGCTAGAACTTCGGGAGCGCGTCAATTCTACCACGGTTGCACGCGAGAGGACGAGAATAGCCATGCCGAACCTGGTTTACAACAGGGGGAAGTTCCTAACTGGCCAGATCAATCTGGCGGCCACGAGTTTCGAGCTGCAACTGATGCTCGTCACGACGGGCTACACATCCGACGATGCTCACAATCTCGTGGACGATGGCACGACCAGCGATCCGAAGTCGTACGAGATCGCGGTCGGTGGCTATGCGCGTCAGAACCTCGCGAGCAAGGCGCTCTTCGAAGACGACACGAATGATTTCGCCGGGCTCGACGCGGCGGACGTGACGTATACCGGGCTCGCGGCCGGGGCGACGATCGGGTGGGCCGTGCTCTACCGCTATTCGACGTCCGGCGGGACGACGAGCGACACCGGGCAGGATCTGATCGCCGCGTATGACGTGACTGATACGCCGACCAATGGCGGCGATATCACAATACAATGGGCGAGTACCTCGGCGGGTGGGGTGCTGAAGCTCGGGAGTACGAGCTAATGGCCCGTCTGCTCTTCAACGTGAGCACCACCGCCGAAGTCGCGCTCACCACGGCGGCCAAGACGGTCGTCCAAGCCGCCGCGACCGCGAATACGCGCGTCGCGCTGCGCGGGTTCACGATCTCCTTCGATGCGGTGAGCTCCACGGCCGGATCCGCGCAAGTCATTCTCTCGGTCCAGAGTTCGTCTGGCACAGCCTCGGCCGTGACGCTGACGAAGCAGATTGCCGGGACGACGGAAGCGCTTGGCTCGTCCGGCTTGTTCAATTTCACGGCCGAGCCGACGCACACCTACCTCAAGACGTACAACATCAATCCGCAGACCGGGTATGAGCGCAGCTTTGCCCCCGATGAAGAGATTCAACTCGCGGGCGGGACGCGCGTCGGACTGCAGGTAATCGCGTCGTCCGCCTGTAACTGTCATGCGGGGCTGTTCTGTGAGGAATAGTCGGTGAGGTTTGGCCAGTTCGATAAGCGGCGCTTTGGGCTGATCAGCCCAAATGCGGCGCCGGCCGGGAGCGCGACGCTCGCGGCCGGGGCGCTCGCGCTGGCGCTCTCGGCGCCGGCGGTCGCGTTGCTCGTCGGCGCGGTCACGCTGGCGGCGGGGTCGGCGACCGTCACGATTTCGGCCCCCACAGCGGCCAGAGCGGCGGGCGCGGTGACCCGGAGCGCCGGGGCGCAGACCGTCGCGATCACGGCCCCCACAGCCACCAGGACGGCGGGAGCGGTCATCCTCGGCGCCGGTGCGCAGTCCCTTACGGTCTCGGCTCCGACGGCGACCCGGATCGCCGGCACGGTTACCCTCGGGTCTGGCGCACAGACAGTCGTCATCAGTGCGCCAGTCGTCACGATCAGCCTCGCCACGGTCCGCACGGCGGGTGCTCAGATTGTCACCATCACGGCGCCTCCGGCGGTCCGGGTGGCCGGGGCGGTCACGCAGGCGGCGGGGACACAGCCGGTCGCGATCAGCGCGCCGGTGGCCGTCCTCATCACCGCGGCCGGCCCGCAGACGCTCACGGCTGGCGCGTCCGTCGTCACGATCACGGCCCCGGCCCCGGCCGTCGTCACGACGCGGACTCTGGCGGCGGGTGTTCGCGCGGTCGCGGTCTCGGCGCCGCCGGTCACAGTCGGTCTGGCGACGGTTCGGCCGGCTGGGGCGCAGACGCTCTCGGTCACGGCCCCGACGGCGACCCGGATCGCTGGGGCGGTCACGCGCGCCGCTGGGGCGTCTAGCGTCACCATCAGCGCACCGCCCGCGACCCGTCTGGCGACGATCACGCGCGCGGCCGGGGTTCGGGCCGTCGCGGTCTCGGCGCCGACGGCCACGCGCACCGTGGGCGCGGCGACGGTCCAAGCCGGCACGCTCACCCTCACGGTCGTGGCGCCGACGGCAGGGGTCACCGGCGGCGCGGAGCTGCCGGCGGATCTCTTCGAGGCGACCCTCGTCAGTCGGGCGCTGGATCGGACCCTGGCGAGTCGGGCGCGGGTGCGCACGCTGGCGAGTCGCGCGCCGGATCGGACGGTGGTCCAGACATGATCCCGCTGATGTCAGTGGTCGAAGGCTGGACCGGGGCCTTACCGTTTACGCTCCTGGCGGATGGGAGTCCGGTCGACCTCACCGGGATGACGGTGCATATCGTGCTCAAGGGCGCGGATGGGACGGTCGTCAAGGATACGACGGCCGGGATCACGGTCACCGGATCGACCGTGGGACAGGTGGAGTACGCCCCGTCGTCCTCGTCCGGGGATCTGTTTCTCGTTACGCAGACGCCGTACCGGATCCGCTTCCGTGTGACGGATGCGGTGACGAAGAAGGTCTATTTCCCGAACGACGAAGACGAGTTGATCGAGGTCAACCCCGTATGAGCCCGCTCGTCCTCGTGACGGCGTCCACGGCTGAGCCGATCAGTCTCACCGAGACGAAGCTCTGGCTGCGGCTGGACGAACACGACGTGGCGGAAGACCCGCTAGTGACCAGCCTGATCGTGAAAGCCCGGCAGACGTGGGAGGCGCGGACGCAGCGCGCCGCGCTGGTGCAGACGTTCGACACGTATCTCGATCAGCCGCTCGAGGACGATGTCCCGGTCGCGTTGCCCAAGGCCCCGCTGGTGAGCGTGACGTCGATCCGAGGATTTGCCACGACGGACGCGACGGACTCCGGCGGGACGGCGATGTCGACCTCCGGCTATTACGTCGATACGGCGCAAGAGTTCGGGCGGGTTGCGCTTCAGAACGGGTTCACCTGGCCGACGGCCACGCGGCCGATCAACCCGGTGATCATCCGGTTCACGGCCGGGTATTCGTCGGGATCCTCCGGTGTGCCGGAGACGGTGAAGACCGAGATCAAGCAGTTAGTGGCACGGTTGTATGAACATCGCGGCGATGAACAGGAACAAATGCAGGCCCTGGCGGAGTACGGGACCGTGCCGACGGACCTCGATCTGCCGACCTGGGGGTAAGCGATGCCCTATCAACGGTCTCGGATTCCGATCGGCGCTCGACGCGAGCGCGTGACCCTGCAGCGGGCCGTGACGGCGGCCGATGGGATCGGCGGACTGACGATCACGAAATGGGAGACCGTCGGCGAACCGTGGGCGTATGTGACGGCCTTGGACGAACGGGACAAGGAAGCGTTGATGGCGCAGCAGATCACGGCGACGCATGGGTATCATGTCGCGATGCCGTACCGGACGGACGTGACGCCCGCGCTGCGGCTGATCCTGCGAGACACGACGATGCAGATTCATACCGTCGTCGATGACGAGGGCCGGCGGCGCCGGCTGACGCTGCAGGTCGGGGAGGTGCAGGGTTAGATGGCGCGACGGTCTCCGGATGAGGCGATCTTGACGGCGCTCGTGACACGACTGGACAGTCAGACGTCGCACGACAGCTATACCGTCGTCCCGCAAGGCACGGCGGCGCCGTATGTGCAGCTCTCGCTGCCGACCGCGCGCCGGGCGGATACCTATGGGCGATTCGGCGCGTGGGTGACCGTGGATGTCGACAGCATCACGGCCGGACCGAGTCAGCAGGCCGGGCTGCGGATGCGTGAGGACACGATCGAAGCACTCAACGACCAGCGGTTAACGCTGGCGGGGCATACAATGATCGGCTCGGCCTGGGAGACGAATGAGGGTTTCCCGGAAGTGATCCAAGGGCAGCAGTATCACCATCACGTCGCTACGTTTTCGGTCTGGACGGAGCAGAGCACGTCATGACTGATGAAGAGCGTGCGCTCGTGATCGGCTTATTGATGGATATTCGGGATGGGGTCTGGGCGCTCGCCGCACCACCCGTGGAGCACGACGAGTGCCTCCATCCGGACGACCAGCGGGTCGATTTGTCGACCCTGTCAGACCGCGACCACTGGATCTGTCGCGCCTGTCGGTTCGAGCACGCGACGCCCGAACGCACGATGAACTAGAGGAGACATCAGAATGGCGAAGAGACTCTTTGAACAGTGTTCGATCTCGTTGAATACCTACGACGTGAGTGCGGATGTCTTCGGCGGCGAGGTCCTGACGGGACGCCGTGCGCCGGTCGATGTCACGGGGTTGTCGGATACGTACGACAGCTTCCTCGTCCCGAACCTCCGTAACTGGGGGATCCGGTTAGACTACTTCATCAATACCGCGGGCACGTCGGACACGCCCCCGGGGATCTCGACCATCTTGCAGCAGGTCTACAACTCCACGAACACGACGGGCGTCGCGATCGTCTGGCGCATGACGACGGCCGCGCGCTCGGTGACGAATCCCGAATGGCAGGGACAAGTGCAGCTCAACGGGACGTTCC